ATTCAATTGATTCATTTGAATTACTTTGTAACCTTTAGCTTTGTTAAGAAGTGCTACATAAAGCAGGCCTTAAATAGGTAGGACTACAAAGCCTTAAATACGTGGCTTAGTTAAATGGCGATTCACACGGCTTATATAGAGCCTTATTTATGCTTGGATAATCACCTTTTATACAGAGCCAGTATTTAAAGCTATAAATTAGTCCTTATATTGGTTGTCAAATGACAATGGGTAAAGAAGTATACTAGAACATGGCTTTTAAAGAGGCTGTTATATTAGGCCTTTTTAAAGGGCCTGTTAATAACCTCTTATATGGGGTAGGGTATAAAGCCTTTTATAGAAAGAGGGGTTTTATATAGGTCCTTTTATATGGACTCATATAGACGGTTCTTTTAAAGACTTTTTAAACCCTTATGGATGCTTTATTTATATATGGGAGTACTTTATTTATATGGTATATACTCTTATACATATGCCCATTTTATATGCATGGGGGTATTTTAAGCGTTAAGTACTCCAGAGACTGTACTTGTAGAAATACCAAGTGCTTCTGCTATCTCTTCAAGGGTATGTCCAGAATTAGCATAGGCTCTTATAAGGGCTTTCTTAGAATCAGATAGGGCTATTTTATTCTTTGGCGTAGCTAGGTCTCGAACCACATCCATATCTGCGTTATCGAGTATCTTTTTTAGCTTAGTTGGGCTAATAGCGTTCGCTTGTATAGCTTCCCATTCTTTATCCGTTATTTTTATTTTTTCTTTCAATGCCCCTACTTGTCTACGAGCACTCTGCAAAGCTTTACCTTTTTCCTTTTTTGATTCTTCGTATGACATACCAGGGTTGGCATCCTTTACAGTTTTGTATTTTATGTTGCCGAGTATTTGTGCCTTACGTTCTAGAGGTTTATTTTTCTCTGCTGTATTCAATTTAGCATTTAAAGAGGCTATCTCTTTTGAATAGGTTTCTTTAGCTGATGGGTTTGCTTTTTCAGTACTTACGGCATAGTACTCTTTTCTAGCAGTATTGGCTAAAGCCTTGCATTTATTGGCATAATCAGCGTATATGCTCTCCATAACTGTACCAGAAGATAAAGTATAGGCGTCCTTTGTTTCAGCCATTTTTGTGGAACTAGTAGTCCTAGCTTTTGTAACAGTCTTGCCCGTATTTCTATCCCATACAGTGTATGTTTCCCCAGTAGTTTCATATATTTTTTCTCCGGTTTCTGGGTTAATTCCTCGTTTTCCAGAATACGTTTTTCTATGAGGAACGCGCTCTTCGGAAGACGCTTTAGAGATAAGGGTACTTGCTCCGCCACCTTTACCGCCATCTGCTTTAGATTGGTATTTATCTCTTAACTGCTGGATGTTGTTATCGTTTTCCGATGCTCTCCAATCAAGATGGTGCTTTTCGGTATCAATAACAACCATACTATGTCTTACTGCACGAGCTAACTCGTCATCTGTGGCATCATGGAGTGTCATATCAGTTATCAAATTAGAGATTGAGCCCATTTGTAAACCCTTAGAAAATCCTTTTGTTACGGTTTCATAAGCAGGGTCATCTTTGGCCACACCATAAGCTTCTTTTGGGTCAAAATCTTTTAACTGAGATAATGGAGATTTGGTTTTGATGCTTTTGCTATTATTAGGTATAACCAGAACCGTATCACCATCAAAGTCAGCTCCTGAAAGCTGTTCGGCAACTTTACTGTTAATGCCAACGGCATCAGCAGCATTATGAATAAGACTATCTGCCTTTTCGTTGCGATTATTAACGGTAAGCTCAGGTATTTCGAAAATTCCACCATGGGGGTATCGAATTAGAACCACCTTCTCCCCGTCCTTAAAAGTCGGGGCATAAATTTCATTCTCACTAATCGTATCAATAGGAAGGATTACTCTATAACCCTGTCTAGGAAGGGCGGCGGCACTAAGATGCACCGCAGCAGAATCGCAATTTTCAGCAAAAGACTCTAGTAATTTCTGTTTAACGACTGGCTGGGTAATAGAAGCAATCTCGTTGAACTCATCCTGTCTGGATGTGTAGTCAAGATTAAGCTGTTTCTTAGCAAGAGTGGTAGACTGTTTAGAAAGCATCTGAGAACTTAAAGAATTACTCCATGTGTCCCATTCCCCTTCTTCTCGAACAATGTTCAGAGCCCCTTGCTGTTCTTTGCCATCTTTATCAACATAATCGTTCTGCCGATTTATAACGGCCCCAAAAGGATCTAATGGATCTGGGTGGGCGGTTCTATCAATCTTCTTGAGGACATCCATTTTGTCAGTTCCAACATGCTTGTTTGTATTAAATCGCAGGTCAACACCATCGGGAAGATCATCTGCATACATTGCCATTCCTTTGATGTAGTGTGTTCCATCTACGGCAATTCGCACCTGGGCATATCTGGCATTACCTAAGTCCAGATCTTCTACACCTCGTCTAATCTCAACGACACCGTCTTTAGCCAATCCACCTTCTTCGTTATAGCAAATCGCTACTCTATCCGAAGATATGCTTTTCGGCTCATGAATCTTCTTGATCTTTGGGTTTCCAGAAGAATCAGTATCTACATAAGAATCAGTAATGGTGTGAATTTTATCAAGATTATTGTAAATATCTTTGTACGAGGTTCCCTCAGGAGCTAATACTTTGACGGTAGTCTTTTCAGTAGTTCCTAACTGAGAGATCTTTATGTTGTATGTTGCATAGCCTTGCTGCTCAAGAATAGCAATTGCGTTGTTTAGCTTTGTCTGGCTCACATTAAGCGATTTTTCAGTACCTAAGCCAACATCAACATAGTCGTATTTGTCAAGTTTTTCTTTTAAAATATCAGACGTGGCGTCCAATACCTGAGCCCTAGCCTGTCTGGAAGGATTGAGAAGGGATCTAACTGTAGATTCGTTAATCCCCATTCGCTTTCCTATAGCAACATTAGAATATCCTTTTGCCTTCAATCTGTTTGCTAAATACATATCAGACTTTGTAGCAGCATTATTTGCAATTGTGATTTTAGCTCTGAGTTCTGATGTATTTTTCAAACCAAGGTTTTTCGCAATCTCTGCTTCAGATGAACCTGCTTTCTTCATATCTCGTACTCTAGAAAGAAAATCTTTGCTTCGCTGTGGGTTTTTTCCAGATCCCCATGGATATCGTCCTGAATGACGGGGGGTTCCATAATGATAGAGATACTCCTCGTCTTCAAAAATATCATTTTCATTTTTTAAATCGTCCATTGATTATACCTCCGATTTCATTTTATCGATAAGCTTGTCAAAAGATATAATTTTATCCATGATAGGAACAATATCGTCGATTTCCGGATTATCTACGATAATTTCATTAGACTGATAAAGTCTCAGTTCCATATCAATTTCAGATGGCTTAATTTTATACTCCAGACAAAACAAAGCGGCATAAATATAAAGCTGTTTGATGTTTGCAGGCGTTACGCCAGTTTTAAGATCGTGGATTCTCAATAGACCATCTTTAAAAGAAATCGCATCTGCTGTTCCGAAACAATTGTCTGAGTAAAAGAGAACTTGCTCTGGTGTCATTCTAAAACCAATTGCATCATTGACGTACATATTCAATGTCTTTTTTGTTTTTGGAAGTTTTACACCAAGTTCAATGCATTCTTTAGCAAAAGCATGAAGTCTTGTTCCTTTCTGAGTGGCCAAGAAATTTTTGTATGACAGAGCAAGCTTGTCTTCATCATAATTAATCCAATGGTACTTACTCGCTCCTAAGAAGGCGTGCGAACCTTCAAGATTTGAATGTCTGTTCCAGTTCATCTAAAATTACCTCCTTGTTTTCAGGAAATATAAATGCCGAATATGACATGTCGTTCATAAGCTTAACATAATATTCCTGGTTTGGCTGATGATGTGCTTTTGCTTCTTTTTTACATTCTAAGGTTGCCCAATGCTCTTTGTAGAAAATTGTAAGATCAGGCATGCCTTGAATGTAGGATGGGTCATTCTTTATGACTATGCACCCGGGGAATCGCGTTTTTAGGTCTCTGATTAAACCTGCTTGAAAATCTGACTCTTTTCGCATAAATACTCCTCCTTCAAAAAATATAAAGAGCTGCCTTAAAGCAAACTCCTCACCCTCTTCATTATAATCCTTGTTTTAAATGCGCACATAATTATTTGTAAGCGCCAAAAAATATAAAGAGCTGCCTTAAAGCAAACTCCTCACCCTCTTCATTATAATCCTTGTTTTAAATGCGCACATAATTATTTTAAAAGAAAAAAAAATAGAGGCCTTGTTTAAGACCCCTATTTTAAAATATAAAATTATTCAAATCCGAAATGATAACCTTTATGTTTTCTTTGTATTCCTATGCAGCATCTGTAGATTCCGTATCGGTTTCCATTTATTGCTTTGGCAGCGCTGACATACGTTTCATAGGTTTCTCCAGTATCGAGATTTCTTACTGGTGGGTGATTCGGAGGACGGCCAGGGCGGGGTCTCTTTTCGTTCATAGAATTAGCCTCCCATTTTGTTAATAAACATTGTTTCGTTAAAGGCTTGCTTTTGCTCTATTGCATTTTCTATTCCGAGGTCTATTGGAGAATTAGACCTCAAATGATAATAATACAAATCTGTAAATGGGGTGTTCATTCGGTCAATTCTGCCTGCAGCTTGAATCATAGTTTTGTATGAGTAATTTTGTGAGAAAAATATAATTGTGTCGGTTTCTATACAATTCCATCCTTCTGCACCAGCAGAGTATTGAACCAGATAAACCCATTCATCCGATTTTGGTATAGGCTCATGCTTATGACCATTCCATTCAGCTACTTTTGTCCTGCCATTACCAAGACTTCTTAACGTTTCCAGTTCATAATCAAAATTGTAAAATATAATTACTTTTGGATGATCGATAAGAAGATTCTCAATAGCTAATATTCTGTCAACCGACGAATTAGAAACTTTTCTCAACAAATAGCATAACTCACTAATGTTAGAAATAGGAACGTCTTCGTAAGGATTCCATCTACGTTTAAATACCATTTTGTATAGATCTTTGTCATAACCACATAGAATCGTTTCATCGTGAGCATCAGTTGGCTTTTTGTAATCCATAACTACGACTATTTGATTTCTTAATCGTATCAGTTTACCTACGTTGATATAATGGTCTACTTTTGGGAATTTCATATAACTGTTGTACACCACATGTTCTCGTATAAATTCAGTTCGATTTTTATAGAACCCATTTGCTATAAAGACGGGGATGTAATCCATCCAAGTATCCCCAGGGGTAGCACTTAATAGAATCCAGTTATTATTTTGGGCAATCTTAATAAAATTCCTAACCCATTTACCAGACCCGACAACTCGTTGCTCATCAAATATAAAGAAGGCATCTCGTACGTCTTTGTATTTTTCAATGTTATTCCAAGAATCAACAACCTCATTTGTTATAGAGAATCTGGAGCATTCTCGCTCCCACTCAAACGTATCTCTTTTTCTTGCTGTCGTGATTATGTACAACATTTTTTCGTTTGTCATGGGCTTATAATTTTCTTTGTCAAAATATCCACCGCATTCTTTCTCGAAATAATAAGCAATAGACGTCATAGATTTACCGGAGCCGACTCCACCACAAAGAATGGAGCCGGTCTTCAGTTCATCTATAGCTTTTCTCTGATGAGGATAAAGCTCACTCATTAACATCACCGTCAGGATTAGCTGCCGATGTTGGGACGTCGTAATATTTATCAGCAAATTCATCTTCGACTATTGTTGCATACATTGACTTTACATAAGCCTTAACGCCAGTTCTACCATTAACTTCCCATACATAGGGTCTGACAATAACATCGACATTAGACAGCTCAGCAAAATCAAGAAGACCGACTGTATCCTCATCAAGAAGAGTCTTGTTATGAGAAGTTACCAAGAATATCTTTGGCGGGATTTTTCCGAATGCTACTGCAATCTGCAAATATGCCTGACGGCTTTCATCAGGGTCTCTAGGCTCAAGCCACTTAATATTCCATCCATCGCGAGCAAGCTGCTCAGCAGAATCAGAATCGAGGAAGAGGCAGAAATTTCTTCTACCTGCCGGATTAAATTTTCCCTCTGCACCAGAGAAATTACGGAAGCCGATTCTTGCACCTTCGATAATAATGTTGTTAATATTGTTTGCCATGATTAAAAACTCCTTTTCTAAAAAT